CAAAGTACTGGGATACGACAGTTGAAGCTGCGAAGAAATCTGTTTGTGCAAACTGTGTCGCCTTTGACGTCTCTCCCCGCATGAAAGATTGTATGCCTGGAGAAACCTCTGATGACGAAGGTGTTCTTGGCTATTGCTGGATGCATCACTTTAAGTGCCACTCTGCAAGATCCTGTCATACATGGGCCAAAGGTGGTCCAATTGATAAGGATGAAACTTCGTTGGATTGGGGCAAGCGAGCAGGAATGAATGAGTCCGAGGAAAGCGTAGAAGAAGGCGTAAATGACCCAGCCATCTTTAAGGCGATATTCCTAGCAGGTGGGCCCGGATCGGGAAAATCATTTACGGTTGGTAAAACCGCACTGACATCTCTTGGATTTAAAATTGTTAACTCAGACGATAAATTTGAAGCGGCACTGGACAAAGCTGGATTAGAAGCGACGGCTGACAATATATACAGCCCTCAAGGCCAAGCTATTCGTGGTAAAGCAAAAGAACTTACCGCAAAGCAAATGGGTTTATATATCCAAGGGCGACTTGGACTTGTTATTGACGGAACCGGCAAAGACTATGCCAAGATAAAAAGGCAAGCAGTAGCGCTAAAAAAGATTGGTTATGATACATCCATGATCTTTGTTAATACAGATCTTGATACTGCTCTTAAACGAAATAATAAAAGATCCCGCAGTCTTCCAGATGAAAAGGTTAAAGATATGTGGAATGGGGTTCAAACTAATCTCGGTAAATTCCAATCGCTTTTTGGATCTAACTTTATCATTGTAGACAACTCAGAAGGATCTAATATTGAAAAGGCTACAATGTCTGCTTACAAGAAAATGTCAAAGTTTGCAAATGCAGCTCCACAAAATAATATAGCAAAGAAGTGGATTGCCAGCCAATTGCAGGAAGGTGAAGGTAAGTATAAAGGAGAAACGTGGGAACAAGGATTCGAGCGAAGGGTAGTTAAAACCACTAAACCCGAACATCTTGAAAAGGGATTCAAGTGGCGCATTAAAGGTAAAGAGCGAGACGAGATTTCAATCAAGCTTTATAAAAAGAAGCCGGACTTTAAAGAATACACCAAGCAAATGAAACGAGTCGCAGGACACGAGTTTGGTGGATAATATATCCAACCCCACCACGATGAAATCATTCAAAAATTATTCCTTAAACGAAGAAACGTTAAATCCTAGCGATTTAAAAATAATAGTTTTAACAGCCGCGGAAGAAGACGAAGAGCCTACCGTAAATAGTCTTGAAGATGTATGCAAAAAGCAAAACATCGAACTTTACAGAATTGTATCCAATAAAGCTTATGCGTCCAAAAAGGACGAGCTAAAAGAAATTCTTGTCATTCATAACTATGACGGAGATGGAAAGAGCTTGGAAATTAAACGCGGTGACAATGTGCTATGCATTGCGAGAAGAACGGCTGCTACAAGTAAGAATGCGGCAATCCTCCACTCAATGCTTTCTGACCACGGGATCTTTTGTATCAATTCACCCGAAAGCGTAAAGACCGCAAGTAATAAATTTAACTCTTATATCAATTTCGTTAACGATAATGTTCCTACTCCTAAAACCTGTTTGGTCAGCGATATCGAATATATTGATAAAGCTGTTGAAGAGGTCGGCGGAAAGTTTCCTCTTGTTTTAAAAGTCACTGAAGGCCACGGCGGCAAAGGTGTTATGAAAATCGACTCACGGGAGAGTTTGGTATCGGTTATACAAGCTATGCGCGGAGACGATGAAAGCTCTGTTGAATTAATACTTCAAGAACTAAAATCTATTAAAGACGATAGGAGAATTCTTGTATTAAACGGTAAAGCCATCGCAGGGAGTAAACGCAAAAAGATGTCCGGCGATTTTCGTACAAACGTTTCTTTAGGTTCAGCTGTTGAGGCTTATAATCCAACTGAAGAAGAAATTGAATTGGCTATTAAGGCTGCTAAATCTGTTGATTGCTTTTATTGTGGAGTGGATATTATTCAAAGCAATGGGAAGTACTATGTTCTAGAAGTTAATCCTTCTCCAGGATCTAAGGCCAGTTACTTTGATATAGAAAAAGGAAAGAACATAACAGGAACTCAGTTAATTGGTAAGTTAATCAATCGCATACTTGATAAAGACTGTTGGTCATACCAAACAAAACAAGTTGGCGTTCTGGAATACATGAGTTTTCTGAATCCTTCCGTTGGACCGCTGACAGCTAAAATGGATACGGGTAATGGATCCAAAAACTCAGTTGGTGTTACTGACTTAAAGATAAAAGGAAATAAGGTTGAGTTTTATATACAAGGTACCGATAAAAAAATGGTAAAAGATCTTTTACCTAAACTATCTGTTATTAAAAGGAGAGGCGATGAAGGCAATCCTGAAAAGAGACCGATGGTTTTATTTGATGTTAAACTAGGCGATAGGGTTTACAGGGATATTACATTTTCTTTGGCTGATAGAAGTAATATGGATCATCCGATTTTAGTGTCTGCTGACTTTATGTCCATGTGCAAGTTAAGCGTTGATCCCAATAAAGAATTTACATGTGGCACTCCATAATGTTTGTATAAATAATACTATCCCATATGAAATCTTTTAAAAAATATATTGCTGAAGCTGCGGGGAAAAACACGCACATGACGCACATCGAGGATTCCGTTTTATATGGCGGTGTTAAAGGAGCGAAGGAAGCAATCTTTGCTCTACGATCATTAAGAGATATGCTTGCCGGAAACGCAAGTAGCAGCAGCGATGTTACGGTCAAATGGGATGGCGCACCTGCGGTGTTTGCTGGTATTGATCCAAGTGATGGCAAATTCTTTGTTGCTAAAAAAGGTATCTTCAATAAAGATCCAAAGGTATATAAATCAGTTGAAGATGTTAAAGCCGATACCAGCGGCGATCTTCAGGCTAAGCTTATCGTGGCTTTTGAAGAGCTTTCCAAACTTGGTATCAAAGGTGTTCTGCAAGGTGATATGATGTATACCAAATCCGATCTTAAAACACAAAAGATCAACGGTGTGTCACACATTACTTTCCAGCCAAATACGATTGTGTATGCGGTTCCTGCTGATAGCTCTGGCGGGAAGAAGATCAAAGGCTCGAAGATGGGTATCGTGTTTCACACGTCATACAGTGGTACTTCATTCGAGAATATGAAGGCTTCATTTAACGTTGACATTAGTTCTCTTAAGTCTGTTCCAAGTGTTTGGTATCAAGACGCAAGAACACCTGACCTTACTGGTAATGCATTAATGGACGCAGATGAGACCAAAGAGGTTACGACCGCTCTTTCAAATGCTGGTAAGATTTTCCAAAAGATTGCGGGTTCAACCCTTAAAGCGATCGAGAACAATCCGCAACTTGCACAAACTCTTGAAACATATAACAACACATTTGTTCGACGGTCTGAAGAGTTACCCGCTGATTCAAAGAAACACGTTGACGGACTGATTAAATGGGCAGCAGACCGCTATGAAAAAGAGCGGCAGCAACGAAAAAGCGAAAGAGGTAAAGAAGGAGTTAACAAGCGGGAAGAGGAATTCATGAAGTTCTTTTCTCCACAGAACAAAACTAACCTTGCCTTGATATACGATTTGCAAAAAGCTATTGTAGCTGCCAAGCTTATTATCATTAAGAAGCTCGATTCCCTTAAAAAGATTGATACGTTTATTCGCACCAAGAATGGGTTTAAGGTAACAGGTCAAGAAGGGTTTGTTGCAATCGACAAAACAGGCGGGGGCGCAGTTAAGCTGGTGGATAGATTGGAATTCTCTACCAACAATTTCTCACCTGACGTATTAAAAGGCTGGGATCACTAAACCTTATAAATAGTAATAGATGAAATCATTTAAGCAATTTAGTGAAGAAACTGTAAAGCCCTTGGTGATTACCTTTGGTCGGTTCAATCCGCCAACTGTAGGTCACGGGAAACTATTCAAAAAGGTTTCTTCTATTGCTAAGGGTAACGATTACCGTATTCACGCTTCGCAATCAGCTGACCCGAAGAAAAATCCTTTAAGTTATAAAGATAAGATTAAATTCCTCCGGAAGATGTTTCCAGACCACGGAAGGAGTTTTATTCTTGACCCATCTATCAAGAACATCTTTAATGCAGCGAGTAAAGCTCATGATGATGGGTATAATAAATTAATTGTTGTAGTTGGAAGCGACAGGGTTAATGAATTTAAGCAAACCCTTGGAAAATACAATGGTGTAGAAGGCCGGCATGGATTCTATGATTTCCAATATGGTATTGAAATAAAGAGCGCA